TTGTTGTATTTGTACACTATTTTCAGGGGTTTGTAAAGCTTGACTTTGATATTGAGGTCTCATACCTAGTGTATTTTGCAATTTAAACTGAGCTTCATTTAACTTAGTTTGAGCTTCAATAATCTTTTCAGAATCTCCTGCATCATAAGCTTCTCTATAATCTCTTTTAGCAACAGCTAAATCTGATTCATATTTTTCTTTAAGAGTATTAATATAACTTTCTTCACCTGAACTTAGCGTGTTTTTAAGTTTTTTATTTTCTTCGATGATTTGTTGAGCATAACGAATTGCCTCTTCTTTTTCTCGTGCAGCTCTTTCTTTTTCACGTCTTTCATCATGGTAAACTTTTTTAAGTTGAGCCATACGTTCTTTTACACGTGATGAATAATCATCTAAGTTGTCGTTTTCTAATTCTTCAACAACTTCTTTCGGTAGTGGGTCACGATTTCTATCTTCAGGAGGAGTATCATCTTCCTCTTCAATTTCAAAATCAAATTCTTCTTGTTTAGGTTTAGATTCAGCCTTTTTAGATTTGGCTGCTTCCTCGTAATCTTCTTTATCCTGTTTAGACTCTAATTCAACTTCCGTCGTCTCTTCATCTTTTAATTCTTCAGGTATCTCATTTATAATATTAGCCATACTGTTTCTCCTTATGCGCGTTCGTATCCACGTGGGTCATCGACCACTGCTTCTACGGTATCGTCGTTAATAATGCGGAACTCTTTACCGTGTATTTTGATACGAGTACCCGAATATGCTCTAGTGATTACAAAGTCGCCTTCTTTACACCAGGGTCCTGTAGGAAAACGGTCTTTATCTTGATAAGCCATATCTCCTACTTTAATAACAAATAAAACCACAGTTGAATGTTCTTCAATATGTTTGGTTGCACCTGCCTTAATCAATCCACTCTCATACTTTTCATCAACGTTAGGCACAGCACATAAAATGCGATAGCCTTTGACTTCTGGTAATTGAGTTGTTTTTTGTTTAGGTTCTTCATTCACTACTGTATTTCCTTTAGGGTCTACAATAGTTTTATTTGGCGTAATGATTTCACTCATTCGTCGTCCTCCATGTTTTTTGCAAGGTCTGCTATGTGTCTTTGTGCAATCATGAGACCTCGTATAATGCCTGCACTGTTTTGGTATTGAGCAAAATCTTGCGCATGCCCATCACCTAATGACTCTAAAATAATATTGCGTTCTTCTTCTAACTTTTCAGCTAGAACTTTTAACGTTCCATCTAACATGGATTAGTCCTTTCTTTGCTTGTTGATAACCTGTTTAGTTATTTCAGTTTCTAACTTTTTCTCTTGCATTAATGCATCCATACCAAGTTTAACTCCTTGGCGTAGTTCTTCTGCATTAAGTTTGTCTTTGCCTGCGGTAACTTCAGCTCCTAATTTAGCTCCTGCTACTCGTTCGGTAGATTCAATCTTCATTTTTTCTAGTTCAACTTTAGCTCTATCAATCTCAATGTCTGCCAATGTTTTTTGGTTTCTAGCTTGGATCTCCATCTCTTTAAGTTGAAGTTCTTTTTGTTGCATTGCAAGCATTGGATCTTGAGCTTGTTGTTCAGCTTGTTGCTGTTGAGCTTCTGCTATATCTTTCTGTAGAAGTTTTTTAGCTGCTTCAGAAGCGAGTCGAGAAATCTCTACTTCATATTCTTCAGGTATTGGGTTCTCTTCATTCACATTAGGTAATGGAACTCCAAGTTGTTCTTCTACTTGTTTCTTATATTCAAAAGCTAAATGTTCTGCAATGTGTGCTTCCATAGCTGCAAGCATAGCTCCTGCTTGAGGGTTTTGTCCTACCATTTGTCTTATTTTAGGATCATCTCTAAATGACATATGAGTTACTAAATGCGCCTCATGGTCTTGGTATATAAATGCTTGTACAGGTTTTTGATTTAATATATTCATATTCTCTGTAACAGGATCTGCAGGGGCTACATTATTTTTATCTGGAAGCAATGTATCTATATTCTTAACGCCTAATACTTCTAACATCTGTCTATTAAGAGCTACCATGTCATATAAATCAGGGTTTTGTTGTGCTAATTGCATTACTGCTTGATACTGAACAACCTTCTGTGACATTGTTGCAGCATTAGGATCAGATACAGGTATAACTTCAACCATATCATAATCTTCTTTTTTCACAGCTGCATCACCATCGACAGGTGTATAAGAATAGTCGGGTGAAGTATAGTCTCTAATAATTCCTTTTAAGAGTTTAAACTCTTGTCTCATGGCATAATGAATACGTGCTTGAACTGCACTCATTACTTTTAGAGTTCTTTCTAATATTGCTAGTGTAGTTCCAACTGGGGCATTAGCAGACATATCAGATACTTTTAAATCCGCTGCTGAAGCAAATCTCCTTCCTTCATCGATAATTTGGTTCATCAACAGATTTAAAACTTGGCTAGGCTCTTTGTAAGGTAGCGCCATAATATTGTCACGGATTGTACCGCTTGGTACATCTACATCACGAAACTCAGCTGGAGCAATAGGAGTTTCATCTCCTTTAATTCTAAGACCTCGAGATTTGAAACCACCAGGTAGATTAGATAATGTTCCTGCATCTACAAGCTGACGTAATAACATCGTGCCTGATTTAGCAAAGGCTCCAATTAAATGGATTAAACCGAAATGATAAAAACCAAAACCTGGTACATATCCATAATGAACAAAGTGTTGACGTTTCTGTTTAGTATCATCTTCAGGATCCCAATTACGTCTTATTGCTAAGATAGTTTGAGTTGAGCGTTCAATAGTTACAACATAAGGTAAAGCAATACCTGTTGGTTTGCCATCTTCTTCATCTTCATAACCTTCTAGATCAAGGTCAACATGCATTTCTAAAACTTTAAATCTATTATCTGTTGTTGCGTTGAATCCCATCTTCTCTGCAATCTTCTTCTCAACTTCTTCTAAGTTATGAGAAGGTTCACCTAAATCTTCATCTCGATAGAATCCTGCTACTTGTAACTTTCTTAATTCATTTTTTGTTTTACGCATAACATGAGTTACACGCTCTGCTGTTTCTAAAGATGATGCTCCGTAAGGAACAACTAAATCTTCAGCGGGGATATACATAGAAACCTGACGGTCTAATGAAGGATCAAAATAAACTTTTTTAAATGCATTACCTGCTAAACCTAAACCCCATAACATTCTTTCATGTTCAGGTCTGTACTCAGTCATTTTCTGAGTTAGTTGATAGTTCATATCTTCTTGAACTCGTTTAGCTGCGTCATCTTTTTCTTGAGTCATTGCACCAATAATCTGAGTCTTAACTGGTCCTGCTGCAGGAAAAGTTTCAGTCATTGTTTCTGCTTGGAATTTAACTAGGGTCTCTGTAAGGATTGGGTGAAAGACATTACATGCACCTTCCCATGGTTCACTTCTATCTTCTATCTTAAGACCTAATAATTCTAACCCATCTACATAAGTATCTAACCAATCACGTCGGGCTGATAAATCACCTTCATATTCTTCGATTAAGTCTGAAGCTAAATTTTGAAGTAGGTTATCATCCATTTCCTCAGCTAAGTTGTCATTGAATCCGTCATCCATTTCGTCAGGATCAATCTCAATTTCAAGACCACCCATTTTAATGCTAACTTCTTCCGGGTCTTCTATTTCAATTTCAAGATCAGGTTCACCGAGCATAGATGCTAAATCTTTTTCAGTTAAGCCTTGAGGTGCTTGTGATAATCCTTTATCTATGTCATTTGCTGCCATAATTATTTCCTAAAAAGTTTTCTAATTTGTATTTCTACCAAATTTATTAGTATTAAAAGCACTAAATTTGTAGCCCTTACAATTTTCCATAAGAATCTTACTACTTTTACGATATCTAGATACCAATTAAACAGCATATAACCTCTTATGTCCTGAGCTTCTAAATCCAGGTATTTCATCTTCTTCATCACTAGGCAGTCTAATAAACCCGCCTTGTCTAAACCGCATTAACGCTAACGTTGTAGCGTCCACTAAGTCATCGTTAGCTCCGCTAGGAAAGTCGTTACATTCTTCTATAACATCGTGAGCCCATCGTCTGTCGGGAGCCCACACAATCCCTGACCTAAATAAATCTGATATAGCATTGACTCGACTAATTTTATCTTGCCCTTTGCCCGGTGTAAATTCTCCAACGGGAATACCCATACGTCTGAACTCTTGGTAAAGTGCAGCCCCGTTAGATTTCTTTTCCACAATGAAAGCATCAGGTTCCCAATCTTTATATTCTTCTATGCAAAGTTGCTTTAACTCTGGGAATTCTAGTCGGCGTTTTATTGCGTTAAGTAGTATTATATTATAATTATTGGTTTCTTCGTTAAAAAATACGCCCCATATGGTTAAAGCGTTATAATCTGCCCTATTATTAGCTTCTTGGGCAGCGTCAAGAGTCATAATAGTAAACTCGCACATCGGTGGATCTTCTTTCTCCCACATATTCC